TTTTCGACGCCGTGATGAGCGAAGCGCCCTCACCAACAACAGGTGTGGGGATTCGGACGTAATCGGGAACCGGCACCAGATGGGCAGGTAACTCCGACTTCTTCACATAGTCCCGCAGGTCGGTTATGGTGGCACACTCGGCGGCTGGCAGCACGCCCGGAACGCGGGTCGGAACGGTGATCTGCGTCAGATCGCCCGTGCGATTATGGTTTCCGACCATCGGGGCCATCTTGTTACTTGCAGTCACGGTTTCACCCTCCCGTCGATTTCGATTCCAGTGGCTTCGATCAGCGCCATCACAACATCGTTAAGCAACCAGAACATCTCGGTGACGCTCTGCACCGTGGCGTTAGGCCCGTTCATGGCATCCATCAGTTCCTGGTAAGCCCTCTTCGTCAGATAGTTGTTCAACACAAACTCGACCACATCGTTGATCGCTTGCTCATGCTTATCGGACAGATCATCCAGAGCGGACTTCTCGGCCTTCTTCTCCAACGCCAGATCGGTGTACTGGATCACAGTGCCGACTTCCTGGTCGATGTACTGAGTCAGGATGCGTACCTGATTTTCCAGGCCGGCGATCTGGCTTTGCAGCGGAGCCAAAGCTGCTTCAACAGCAGCCGTATCCACACCAGCCGGGTCAATCGCATCATCCACCGTCAACACCCGTTTGCCGTTCACCGACAACCAGCCGTCAGGCAGGTCCATGTTCAGCGAGACAGGCTTATTGGGGCCGGAAATGTCCAAACCCTCAATACCGACCTGGCCGTCATCGGTGTTCAACCGGATGGTCTTCGGCATCGCCTTGAACTGAGACTGGATCGCCTCTTGGATCATCGGGCCGAACTCAGTCAGCTTCGCCTCAATGATCGCCTCAACAGCAACCTGATCCGTAGTCCCCGCAGGGATCGCCGCAATCGACGCATCAATCAGGGTTTGCACCTGCGCCTGCGTCAAACCACCCGTGCCACCACCACTGATAGTCCCAAGGTTCCCGCCGCCAGACGGCTTCGGGACACCGTAGTCCCGCTCCAAAACCTCATAGATCAGGGCTGTGACACCCACAACCGTGATAACAGTTGCCATTACCGCGATACCTCCGACTCGCCAAGAACTGTGATGCCATCACCCAACACCAGGGACGGAACCAACGTGGTCAACCGATTACGACGCACACCTAAAATCAGCCACTCATCAGAAGTAATCGACAACCTGCCCGTAGCAAGGTCTTTCGACAACTGGTAGGTGTAATTGCCATCAGTCTCACTGATGTAACCCTCCGGGTTACGGGCAAGACGAAGAACAGCATCGGCCTCAACCTGAACCAAGTCCTCAACATCAACCTTGCCCAAGTCGATCTGCTCATCCAGATCAGGGATACGACGCCGGATCAGACGCTCAACATCTTCGAGGCGAACCCCGACAAGCGCCTTCTCCTCATCGCTCAACTCCCGTGACCAGCGCACCGCAACATCACAAACCGATGCGTAAGCCATGCGTCACTCCTCGTCGCTTACAGATTCCTCAACAGCGGCGGGCTTCTTCGCACGGCGGCGAACAGGCTTCTCAGGTGCTTCGTCTTCGACCTTCTCCCAACCGCCACCAGCGACAAGCACACCAGCCAACGTGTCACCAATCTCAGCCTCGACACCATTGGACTTATTTTTGATCTTCACAAGAACCTCTCCGCATGGATGGGGGAGGGGCACCCGAAAGTGCCCCTCCCGCAACATCACTTGACCAGCTTGACGAACGCCTCGGGGTCGTTCACGAGGACACCGAACTCGGCCTCCACACGAATCGCCACAAGGTTGTTCTGCCAGAGGCTGACAAGGCCGGACCCGTCACCGTTCTCCGACAGGTCAAGAGTGGCCTGGTCCGAAACGTCGTAGCTCAGACCACCGATTTGACCCCAAACAACCTGGGTCCAGTCGCCCTGGAAACCGAGAACCCCGGTGTCGTTGTTGGGCTTAGTCGGATCAGTGACGTGATCCGACAGGAACGTCGGACGGCCAAGAACCCGGCCCTGACGGAACGGGCTGTTGATATCCGTGTACGTCGATTCGATGAACAGCGGGCGATCAACCTTGTCCTTAGCCGCGTTCAGAACCGGCTCAGCGATATTATCGAACAGAGTGCCGTTCCACTTCTTGTTCTGAGCAACCAGAAGTGACAAACCCTCGTTCAGTTGATCGAACGCAGTCGAGCCGGCACCCCCAAGCTGAATGCTCTTGCTGGTGTCAGCCACACACTTACCAAACGGAGACTGGACACCGTGCAGAACCGCACCGTCGAACGCGATAGCGATAGCCTCAGCGACCTTGCGCCGCATCGTGTTCAGGTAGTTAGCGGGGTTCACACGCACAACCTCAGAGCTAGCCGCAAAGATCGTGGCGATCTTATGGGGCACGATGTCCTGCTTGGTCATGTCGCCCTTGGTGACCGGCTTCTGCTCACCCTCACCAACCCACTTGGCCCGAACATCCCCGGTCCAGTGGGGGATACGCACACCGGTCGGTCCCAAAGGAATCTTCCGTGCGATCTGCTGCACAACAGACGACTTCTCAATTTCCTCGAAGTAGTCCTGCGCCATAATCGGGTCAAGGTAACCCTGGAACATGGTGTCGCCGGTAAGGGCGACAGTATTCGGAGTAACAAATCCTGCCATTAAAGTAACTTTCTATTGAATCGGGTCAGACAGCGCCGACCATGCGCTTAACGGACTCCAACAAAGGGTCACCGTTAAGCGGAAGAACATTGCCTGTGCCCTGTGATGGGTCAACGGGACGCTCCCTCGCGGGAGCCTTGTCCAGAAGCGACTTCACCCGCTTCACACTCTCCGAAACCGTGGCCTCATCACTGCCCTGAATCAGAGCAGCAACATCAAGAACATCCTCAGATGGAATGCCCTCGGAGAGAACAGCCTTCAACTTCAACAGTTCCAAAGACCGTGCGGAACTCTCGCCCTGCAACTCGTTAAACGCAGCCTCACGCTCACTGATCTTGGACTCGTAATCCTTAATCACGTCAGCCTTGGCACGCTCCACAGCCTCGTTACGTTCAGTGCGATACTTAGCTGCCTCGTTACGAAGCTGCTGCACATAGTCAAGGCCGAAAGTTTCCTGCTGAGCCACCGGGGCTTCAACAGCGGTTTCAGGGGTAGCGGTATCGTCGGACAATTTAATTCGCCTCCTGGGCGTGTTGAGAGCCCATCAAGGGCTCACGGGTTGATGGTTAGGCGGCGTGCAACGCAGCCCAGTCAGTCGCATCGGCATCACCAGCCGCAATCATCTGACGCAACTGGTTGATAGCCTCGCGGTTCTTAGTGGTCGGTAACCACCGCTTCTCCTTGAAGGAGTAATACTTCTTGTCAGGCTCCTTCTCAAGAACCTCAGCCGCCTTCAAAGTCGCGGTCTTCCACAACTCCAAAGCTTTCTTCGACTCGTCACGGCCCACCCAGTTCTTCAAATCAAACACCGGGACAACCTTGCAGTCGCAGTTCGGATGCCACTCCTCGAAGAACTCCGAAATGTCCTCGAAGTAAGTGTTCAGATCAGACTTGTTGAACATCTGAACAACCTCACGGTCAGGCAAATCCAAGCCGGCAGCGTCAGCGCCGTAATACACTGGGCCACGGGAAATCAGCATCAAACACCAGGCGCACGTTTCCCGACCTGTAGCAACCCGCGCCCAACCCCGAACCTCGGAAACCTCCCGAACAACCTTCGGCGTGAACTCGACGGACTGACCGCCCCACGTCTTACGCTTCTTCGGTTCCTCACCGCGAAGCAAAGCCTGGAACTCGGCCACCTGCTCATCAGTCAGCTTCGGAGTCTTACGCTGATACCCCGTCTTCTCCGGTGCCTGGGCGGCGATCTTCTCCGCGAGAGGCTTATCGGCCTTCACCGCGTTGATAATCTGTTTCCTGCCCGCGTTCTCAACCTCACGAACCGACAACGAAGCAACCTGACCCAACACAGTGTTCGGGGACTGCTCCTGCTGCATCACCTTCCGAACCGGCTCCAAAGCATCAACGAAATACTGGAACTCGTAAGGCTCCAAATCGCGTGCCAGAACCGGCAACTCAGGGTGGGCGATAGCCCGCTGCTCGTCATAGAACCGGCGAGCCAACCCGGCAGACTGATCCCGCTTAGCCTTAACCTCCGGGTACAACAACCGGAGGAACCCAAGCCAGTCAGTCAAAGTGAGCAGCGGGTTGATGAAGAACTTCCCGAACTGCACAACGATCCGGGCCAGCGCAGCCGAAATCAACGCCTGCTGAAAGGCGTACTCCTCCGGAGTCACGCCCCAACCACCGGAACCGTTGGGGGAGGGGGAGGATTAGTCGGCTGAGGGGCAGCCTGTGGGCTGACACCCCCATACAAACCTGCCAGTTGTCCCAGCGGGTTCTCCTCCTGATCCCACTGCCGCATCTCCTCACGCTCAGTGATGCTGTACCCCAGGTCAATCCGGGCACGTTCCTTCGGAATGATCCCGGCACCATTCGCATACAACTTCGCCGCAGCGTCAGCCTTAGCGGCATACGTCGGCGTTGACGGATCACGCCACACCGACTCCAAGCGAAACATCCCGGGGGGAATATCCCCACCCTTAGCCACCTTGTAGGCAACACGCATCGCTTGTTCCCACGCACCCCCAAACAACTTGTTCTTCCGCTCAGTCTTTTTGACCAGACGAGACTCGGAAGACTTTATAGCTTCAGCAGAAGCAGGGTTGTCGGACGAGAAGGACAGGTATTGGGGCGGAAGACCTGTGTACGCAGCGGCCTTACGGTCCAGCGCATCCAAAGCATCAACAAAGTTACGCAACTCAGCAGCAGTGAACTGCTGCGCCTTCGCATCAGGGTCTTCAAACGCCAAAATCCTTGCCATGTAAGCGTCGAACAGTTGCTTACCAGTCTCAGGGTCAACACCCAAATCCTCCGGTTTAACCCCAAACAACAGGCGTTGCGGAATCGCCATAATCTCCGCTGTGCCCTGCATATCCATCAGGATTCGGGCCGCAGCATCAGTCACCGACCGAAGCTCAGGGCTAATCTCCGAAGTGCCATAAGTGTCCGACAGCCGGGTACGGTTCGCCATCGGAATAACAGGCACCAAACCAAGCTTGTGGGTGACGATCTTCTGCTGCTTCCACACACCCTGCTCACGCACCCAAGGCACCGTCACATCAGGCAGATACAGTGTCGCAGCCACAATCGTGGAACGGTCATCGTCATACACCGCACGGATCGCCCTAGTGACCTCACGGGTTCGCGGATCAATAACGGCGTGAAGGGAAGTCGGCGGTTCAACCCGGATCAATGGCACATCGGGATCGACATTCACATCGACCTTCGGATCGGCGGCAGCAACCGTGATATACGACCTGCCGTAAATCAGGGCATCCGTATGCCCCAACGTCGCCTCAACATCAAGGTTGTTGGCCTGCCACCAATCCCACAGTTGAGCGTCAGCCTCATCGGCCCCACCCATGCGGAAACCCTCAAGTTCCTGACGCTCCGCAATCGCATCCACATACAATCGTGGATAGCCCACATGGGCGAGAAGCTTCCGCATCTCCGGGGGGACCGACAAACCGATAGCGTCAGGCCGGCGCTCCGCATCGTAGTACGCCTTAGCGTCACGAAGTTTGTACTGGACGTTCTCGAAGGCGTTGATAAGTTCATCGCGGGTCTTGTCGTAATCTAAAGACGCCATTATCTCAACACCACCGCCTTTCGACTACGGTTCTTCTTCGACATGAGGAAGTCCTGACGGGCACCAAACGCCAACACAGCGCACACAGCCGCATCAATCTTCCTAGACGAATCCTTAGACGCTTTCCTGATGGAAATGGCGTCATAATTAGTGGGATACCTGCGGGCATTCAACACATGGGTACGCAAAGTCACATTGCCGTCATGCGACAACTCACGCTCCAAAACAGAGTCAAGGAACCGTTCGCAATCCATAGCGAACCGCTTCGTGTTACCCCGCATGTCGAACGCCACCGGATTATTCGGGCTGGCATTCACCTTCAACCGGCGTTTGAAATCCCTCGACCACGCATCGACATACGCCTCGAACTCCTTCACATCGGCCCGGAAAGCAACAACGTCATACCGCTCAAACACCGAACGCACCGTGGCATCCACATCCTCGCGGGGAACTTCCTCACTCGCATACTTCTTCGGATTCCACGCCTTAATCAGAAACAGGCAGCCATCCTCGACACGGCAGGCCACCAAAGCAGTCCAGTCATTCGACTTGGAACCGTCGAACCCCAACGTGATCCGATCACCAGGCTCAAGAACAGTCACGTCAGCGACCGCATCCCACTCATACGGGGCGATCCAAGAATCCTCAGATGCGTTGACCTGATTCAAAAACTTTCTGCGCGACTCAGTGACCGGGTTCTTAACATCAAGAACCGACTCCAAGATCGCATCGACCGGAAGCCACACCGAATCACCACGGGCAGCCTCAATACCATCCCGCAGCTTCGCCAAACCGACTGCATACCCGTCAGGGTCATCCCGCTCAGACGGTATCTCCGACACCGGAGTATCAGCGGGAGCCTCAAGGGCGTCATACAGGGTGCCGACATCGACAGCCTGACCGGACTGGACAGCCATCCAGGCGTCGTAGTCACGCTCAGCCACCGAATCATCACCCGGTATGTGTGCGTTACAGATCGACAGGGTGCGGGCACCCGGAATCTTGGTGACGTTACCTTCGATGACGCCGGCCAAAGCGTGACCGTCGTTCGCCTCAACCCACCACTGGGTTTCGTTGCGGATCACCAAGGTTGGCCGGTTACCCTCCATCGAATGGGGGGAACTGGTCACCGCCTCAATGCGGCCACCGGCCTCCGAATAGATGATCGTCTTATTGACCTCAAGGCCATAATCCTCTTTGAGCTTCGCGGACACCATCACCGGGAACAGGCTCATGGTGTTCTTCGTCTGCTCCTGGGAGACAGCCACAATCTGAATCCAGGCGGCGTGACGTGGTTTACCGACCGGTTCGCCTTGGGCGTCGAAGTGGCTGAAAGCGACAGGGCCACACAACTCCACCAACGCCAACGCGGCGGCGAGAGGGTCTTTACCCCACCCCTTCATCCTGCGCAGAACACCGCTGCGGTGGCAGTAACGCCCCTCGTCATCGACGGCGTACCACCACAACACCCAACGCGCCTGCTCAAGCGTCGGCATGAACGCCTCACCGGCATGATCGCCACCCGGCGTTTTCACATAGGAAGCCCACCAGTTCAGAACACCCCAACCAAGGGTCTTCTCAGGCAGAAACCATGCCCCGTCAACGGTTTTCCGCCACGTCGGGCCGATAAAGTGGGGGAGAGCAGGGAGCAGTGTTTCGTCTTCCACTCCCTACCTCCTTCACTCACATAATCGGCAACAGAAGCATCCTCACGAACGCAGAAAGCAACAAGAACAGAGCCAACGAACCCAACGCCAACTGAATCATCGGCCCAGAGAACTTCGTCGCCACACTTCCGAAGAACAACACCAACGCGAACATGATCGTCAACAGCGTGTACTTCGAGGATGTAGCCCCGAACGTCGATGACTCGGCAACCAAAGCCTCTGCGCGACTAGACAACTCCTCCGACTTCCCCTGCCCCGGAGGGACATAAGAGTCCAACGCCATCGGTGTGCCCTTCGGCAACTGGCCGTTGATCGGGTTACCGTCCCCATCCCGCACCGCACGGCCAAACCAGGCGTCCTGGGCCTCATCCAACTCCGGGGAGAACCTGTCGTAGATGAACCCGGCGAAATCGTCCCTGCCCAGCAGGACAGCTTTCTGCCACTCAATCCACACCGAAGCATCGACCGACGTTTGCTCCGCACCCCTGGCAGCCCACCTGGCGGCATCAGCACGCAAAGCGTTCGCCTGCGAAACCAACCCGGAAGCTTTACCGCCCCACTGCGAAGCCTCAAACGATGCCCACGTCGCGGAGATAGCGGCAACCGCCATGATTACCGCCATGATGTTCTCGAACCATCGTTGCCGGCGCTCAGGGAGTGTTTCGGCATGATCCTTAGGTGCCGTGGCGAACAGGAACTCCCGAACCCCGGTCACTGCTGAACCTGAAGGCGCATCATGTACGACATGCCGGTCTGGATCATCGTCTTCAACATCATCGCCCCGACAAGCGTCCACAACTCCTTGTCGAACACGTCAGCACCGGGACCGATCACCGTCGCACCGGCAGCCATAGCGGCGAAACCGATATCTATAGCGGCACCCTGAACGAACGTCCTCGTAGTGACAACGCCACCAGAGAACGAATCCTCAAGGGCTTCGACCTGATCTTCAAGCTGGTCGGTTTTTTTATCGACCGCTTTCTCAATCGCCTTCTGAGTGTTCTGAACGAACTGCTGCTTATTCGATTGAACCGCTGTGTTCACAGCCTCTTTGATGAGTGCGTTCAAGTCGAAAGCAGGTGCAGCCGGGGCAACCGGTTCCACCACAGGTGGCTGGTACGGCGGCACAGGTGCAGGTTGATAGGTGTACCCAGGCGGCAGATCGTATTGCATCTGCTGTGGTGCAGCCGGGGGAGCCACCGGCACGGGTGGCGGCGGGGCGGGCCGTGGGGG